TGGAGCTTCTGGGTCGTCGTGCGGATCGGTGAAAAAGTCTTGCCAGTCCCAGCACTCGCCGCAACAACACCGTCTGCGTCCACCCATGCTACGACCCCGATCCTTCCTCGGCGCACGGGTCTTTGGAAATGCACGGCAACTCATCGTCTAAGCCATCCGCGCCGCACACGCCGGGACTCTCGCAGTCAAGGCTGACGCATAGATAGATATATCCGCTCGTTGTCTGCGTACATGGCATCCGCTTGAACCAACCACGCGCTCCCGCGTCCGGGTATGGCACGCCGGTATGGTAGTCGATCCCGACTTCGTAATCGACTGACTCGCAATCGAAACGATAGCCGCCTTCAGCGGGACACCATGTACCGATCAGGATGTCGAAGCACTTGCCCTTGCCTGGGTGGTCCTCCATGAGGATGCACCAAAAGAGTTCATCCCGTGCCGTGCCGTGCTTCTGCCAGCGT